CTAATAATGTTTTATATAAAATAAAATTTTCAGGTAGTAAACCTAATTTTTCTTCTACTACCTTAGGTGTATAATATTCCTTCTCCATTGGTCTGTATAAAATAATCTTATCAGTTACTAATTGAAGGAAATCTTTATCACTAGATACTATAAAACACGTTGAATTATGTTTTTCTACTAATTTTTCAGCTAACACGGCTATAATATCATCAGCTTCAACTTTATCGAGTATGGTAGTTTTAACAGGTAATAGCTTTAAATATTGAATTATACGTACTATTTGGTCTACTTTTGAATCATGTTCATCTTCTAAACTATCAAATGCTTCCCAATTTGTAATTCGTTGTAAATTTCTTGTTCCTTTGTACTCGGAGAGCAGGTTTTTACGGTTTACCGTTGAACCTGCTCCATCGAATACTACATAAACAGATGTAGGGTTTGTTTGTCTAATCATGGCACCTAAAGAACGGAAAAAACCACCTAATCCTCCAATATGAACCCCATCAGGATTTACCATATTCATCATTGCAAAGTTTCTAAAAAATAGATTTAAACCATCTAAAATTAATACTTTATCATGCCTATTTGGAGTAGTTTCTTCCCCTTGTTCCTGGACTTCGTCCAACAACTTAAATAATTCTTTATGCTTCATGTTTTATTTTTAAATGTCCTTCTCGTCAAACAGGACTGGTGTAACATCTTCTTGGTCTTCTACAATTTCAAATTGTCCTCCTCCTAAAATTTTAGACCATTCATCAGCATGCTCTTTTTTATAAGCATTTTTATCTTTGTCTGTATCTTGTATAAAACCATGGTTTGTCATAACAATTTTACCTCTTGATTGCATACCATTAACGTGGTTTTTATCAATTTGTAAATTTGTTCTTTTACCCCATTCTACTTGCATACCACCTTTAATTGCTTTAATTTTAGATGTTCCAGCATTTGATATGTTTCCAAATGTAACTACAAATGTAGCATCATACCACATTGCCATTCCACCTTTGTTCATCATTTTTGGCTGACCCATAGGGGATTCAGCTTTTGCTGTCCAAACTTTATTAACTGCAATTAATGTATTAGTATATGGTGATGATTCTTTACGAGACATTACAATACTCTGATTAACTGTATTACCAAACTGTGTTGACATTGCTCCTGCATTCCATTCATTGTTGTTTTTCAGTTTTTCAACTGACATTGCACAAGGAATAGAACCAATAGAATCCCAGAAAAATGTTAGATCATAAGGTAAATTACCTTTTTTCTGTTCATTCTGTAAATCCATTATAAATGCTGCTACGTCTTCAATAGTATGTAAAGTTTCTCTATCAACATAAATAAAGTTTCCTTCATAATCAATAACATTACCTTCATCATCCTTAATAAGTTTAACTTTTAAACCCATTTGAGCTGCATGTTCCCAATTCCATTTCATCTCAGTAATAATAAATACAGGAAGTTGTCCCATATTTTGTGATGAAACCGCTGCTTCTAATAATGCTGTAGTTTTACCTGTATCAGAATGTCCTCTAAGTAAGGAAATATGTCCCATTGGTATACCAGGTACTCCTGCTATTGCTTGAAAAGCAGGGGATAGTGGTATCCATTTTTGTTCCTTAAATTTGACGTTTTTATCTAAACCCTTAGTAGCTTTAAATTTATTAAGATCAAATTTTGTCTTAATCTCGGCAGACACTGCTGCCGAGAGAGACTTTGATATTTTTCTTGCCATATTTAGAAGGGTAGATCATCAGTTTTACCTTCTTTACTATCAAACAGGGAATCAAAATCATCAGCTTTATTCTTCTTTGTATTAGAAGTATCTAAGCTAAAATTTGATTTTTGAGTTGAAGCAGCAACTGGAAGTGCTGTTTCACCTTCATCATCATTAGATTCTGGTTCTAACCATTTTTCTAATGCTGATTTCATCTCATCAAAAGAGAATTGTTTGAATTCTTTAGTTGGATCTGGTTGATCTGAAGTCCATTTTTCTACTAACGCAGCATCTTCACTTAATTGAGTTTCTTTTAATCGAACTCTAACTGATGATTTATTATACTGAGTACCTGTAGATTCTGGTCCTACGGTTTCTATTGTAAGATCTCTACCTGAAACTATGTCAGTGTAATCTCCAATTTCATCATCTACGGCTAATGAAAGTAATTCTTCATAAATTAACTTTCCAAATTGCCATAATCTAACACCTTTATCTTCTTCACCTCTAACAATAACAGGTGCAAAGATTCTTGTTTTAGCATCTAACTTCTTAGCTAGTAGATAATTTTCTTTGCTATATTCTTCTCTAAGTTTATTAGCGAATAAAGCAATTGGGTCTTTTTCACCCCAAGTTTCAGGTGATAACATCACCTTGTTTGTAATACCATAATAGAATTTTAATTCTGTAAATGGGTTATTAGAATTAATAGCACTAGGCACAATTCTAATTTGTTGTTTTCCTACAGTTGGTCTCCAAAATGTAAGAGAATAATCTCTTTTTTGTCCTCCAACAGGTGTTTTTTGTTGGAGAGTGTCCAACTTCTGTTTAAGCATTGATAAATCCATAATTTGTAACTAATTTTTGTTTATAACTGTTTTTATGTAACCTCAATATACGAACTATAATTTGGGCATCCAAACTATACTTCAATTATTTTGTGGATTTTTGTATTTAATTGATTAAGTTCATTGTGTTGGGTAAGTAAAACACAATTTCTATACTGTTGCCAGTTGACTTGATATTTAGTATCAACTACACCCCCATTTAGTTTTTTAATTAACTCGTTTAAGGCATTAATAGTATATAAGGTATTAGATTCCTTCTTTCTATGCACTAATATTGTATTTTCTGGTATAGTATGGACATTACCTTGGTCCACATTATAAGTGATAACATACTCATCTTTCCCAACTATTTCTAAAACAAAAAGTTTGTTATAAATAATTGTGTACTTAGATGTAATTTCATCTAATAGAGAGTCTAAGTTATTTATGTCAGTAAATGTGCAAAACAGCTTATTATTCAAATCGCTAATATTATTTAATGATGTTACTACATCATAGTTCACATTATACGTATTTGGTCTTTTATCTAAAGTCGTAATCATTTCCTTGTTTAATTTTAATGTTAAATTTATATTTTTTAAATATATCTTTTATTTGTACCATTACTTGTTCTTCTTTTTCATCCCAATCAAATAAAAACGAATCATATGTGTATAATACCAGTTTTGTTTTATTACCTCTTAACACTCGTAATATATCCCACAGTATACGAACGTTCATTGACGTTTCCAAGTTTTGTAACAAATAATTAAATAGTTTTTGTGGGTTCATGTTTTCCAGTGTATCCTTTTTATATACAAAGTTTGAAATCGGGCACGTTATCTCACCGTTGCTTTCAAATGTATTCCAGAGTTCTTTTACGTATATATCGATTTTACTAAAAAATTCGAGATGTTTGTATTGTTTAAATACTCCTCCGTATAGTTGTTTAAACGTTAACTCTTTTGATTCTTTATAACTTACTCCGTATAGTTGTTGTAAATGAGAGTGAATATCCACAGTGGGGAAACTATAATCAACGAGACGACAAGACAAGCTAGGATGATAAGCGCTAATATCCATCTCGATAAAACTATTATTACGTGGTATAAAACTTTTCCTACATCCGTTTTCTTTATTAAGTGCTGCATAGTTTACTCCTTTAAATTTATTTGACGGTCTAGTTGTTGTTGTTTTTAAGTTGAACTGAGTGTATACTTGTCTACCATCAACGGGATGGAAGTATTCTTCGAAGGTGTCATTGTGTATTTGTATTCCATTTCTCTCGATAGCGTTGAATACCACGGATACTCTATGGTTAAAGAACTCATCATAATCTGTTTTGTTTTTATTTATATTAATTTTTAAATCATTGTAAATCTGCTCACACATCTCATAATGCTTAACAACTGGAATAAAAGTATTTATATCTTTTTCATCCTTATGTTTATAATACATTACCTCATGTGCTTTGGTTAATGGTCGTATATACGTAGTAGGTGGCACATTTATGTCATAAAGAGCTTTGCTTGGATAATAATGTAATACTTCCTTTTTATCACGGCAAAACAAAATATCAAACTTATTTATTAATTCGTCTACACGCGTTTTTAACACATTTAAGGTTTCGCTATGTGCAATACATAACATATAACCTTTACTTGCGTTAATCGGTCTAATATACACTAAACTTACGAGATTTTCTACAGGGTGAACATTATTACTATAAGGGATAACCTCAATGAATGCTTGTTTATAACCACTATTTAATAAAACCTCTAATTGCTTATCTTCTTCTACTAACCAATACATTTATAACCTTTTTACCCTCTAATATACGACTAAGATTAGTAACCTCCACCCATTTTTGGAGAAATACTTGGTCTTATTGAAGAGCCTACGTTTTCATCTTCTAATATATCTAAATAATCATGAGCCCCAGGGATATGATTTTTTCCTATCATTGGTCCTTTTGTTGGGTGTACATGATAAAAGCCTCTATATACTTTTCTTGTTCTTCTATTTATAAATTCACTCCCATCAGTAAATAACCCTTCACCTTTATCAAATTTGTAATATTTAGCAAATTGGGTTTTAAATGAATCATAAAAACCATATAAGTTATTTTGAGATTCTATTAACCTAACAGTATTTTTGTTTACTTTATATACATTAGTGAAATTACCTGTTAACTCCCAATTAATTCTAATTGAAGAATATAATTCATATTGAACACTAGAATTTCTATTAACATAGTTATTAAATGTTGATTTATTAACTTCTATATATTTTAATTCATTATTTTTCTTTAAAAAAAATCTTTGAAATTCTCCTACTTCATATTGTTTTTCTGTTGGGAATGTAATACTTGGGGTTGGGGGTAAAGGTGCTTTATAAATAAAATCATCACCTAATGCCCTTTGGTATCCAGGATTAAATTCATAATATGATTCAGGGTAAAGTGACCCTGTGGGAGATGTATAAACTTGAATTGGGTTTTTATTTTGTCCTTCTTGAGGGTTTGCGCCACCAATGGAATTTGATGTTAAGGGAAGTGAATTTGGATCACTTGGAGTTTTACCACTATAATATTTCCCTGCTGATGTTTTAAAGTAACTTCCTGAGTAAGGTAAGCCCCCTAATGAAAACTCTGTTCCATTAGTGGTTAAATTAGTTACTATTTGTGATTTTGGTAAATACATATTATCCTCCTGATTATGATTTTGGTATTATTTTTTCTTGAGATTTACTCCATTGTTCTGTTTGATTTTTAAATTCAATATCAAAGTGGGGTCCATTTGCTACACTAGCAGGATTATTATATTCGTCTTTTACTTTAAATGGGTATTTTTCATGAAAACTAATTGCGGAGAAATCTGTATTATCTGGGTTGCCTGTGGGATTTCTAAATGTATAACCATATTTTTCCCATAGAGATTTAGTTGGTTTCGTACCTTGACCCAAAAATAATAATACTTCATATATATATTGTGTATTCTCATTTGTGTTCGGGTATTCTTCTTTGTCTGAAGCTTCATATGTAAAATCAATTTTCCAACCTTTTGTATGGTTTGAATTAGGTGAGTTGTTATGATGCCACTGATCATTCCCAGCTGTCATTCTAAACCTCCAATTGTTAATACCACCTCCACCTTCAGTAACGTCTTCTAATTCTTTAAATAATGCAACTGTTGCTTCTGCTGTTAATTTTGTTATATCACCACCATTTTTGTGTTCATTTCCTTTAATTTGGAAATCAGCAATACCTCCAGTCTTTCTTTTAAGAAAATCACCATTTGGTGTTGGTCCAGTAAATTCATTAGCTGTAGAACTACCTCCACCTGATGCTACATCTCCTATAAAACCATTTAAATCTAAAATTGCTTTGTAACTACCTGTAGGTTCTATATGAGGTACGGACATTGTTCCTAAACTTGTACTCCAACTATTATCGCTAATATCATGATCTAAAGATTTTATTATAAAATTTAAGGCAGTTGGGTATGCTGGTGGGAGATATTCTTGATTTACATTTAAACCATTATATATTTTTATTCCAGATATCCCATCACATTTTAATGACATATCTATAGGTATAAATCCTATAGTATTTGAAGGTTGGCCTGTTGCTTGAAAAACTTGTTGGTGAAAATTATTAATAAAACTAGTCCAAGCAGCTTTACCTTGAGAAATATTACTGTCAATCATATTAACATACTTTTCAAAATAAGAACTACCATAAATTGAGGTTCCATTTTGGTAGTACACTCCTCCCCACTGCATTACTAACCAAAAGAGATAATTACCTTGTGCTTTTTCTTTTGCTTCTTCTCGTGTTTGATATGTATCTGCAGTCTTAGCAAATTGTGCCTTTTTAATATCACTAACCCAATTTAAATATTCAAACCACAACATACTATAAGGAGGGGTTTGGTTTACTACTGGAGATGATGTTACTTTTCTTCTTCCATTAGCTGTAAGCCCAGCAGCTGTTGATGGGATAGCATTTGCATTTACTTGATCTTGTGTTGCTTTATTAATCGTAATAAGACTACTATCAACCGCTTGATTAGTCATTAATCTTTCACCTGTATTTTGTGATGGTGATGTATTATCAAAAGCATTATATAAAACTTCAACTTCCTCAGTTGTTATAAATTTATAAGCTGTTGCGTTGGATAATGTATTAGTTGAAGCTAACGTAAAAGAAGGATCTATATATTCCTGTGAATATCTATCTTTTAAACCATTATTCCATTTTGAAAATGCGGTTGCATCATAATTTTTTATGTTACTATTACCAGCCGCAGCTCCAATACTAATCATAGAAGCTAAATCTGGTGTGATTTTAGTTTCAAACCCAAAATCGGTAACAAAACTCCCCGCTGATGAATTAAATCCATATAAGTTAAAATCTACTGGGGTGTCTTTAGTTACTATTAAACCTTCAAATTTTTTAATATTTTCAATTCCTGGGATTGGGTTTTGTTCTGTTATAGTAATATAAACATCATCCCTTAAGGTTACAGTTAAATTATTTTGTCCCCCTAATGCTACGTTTACCTCATCAAAAATCCCTTCTAAAAACTTAAATAAGTTTAAGTTACCTTTTTTATCTGAGCTTTTTTTAAGATGTGAGCCTATAAGTTCATAGTTTAAATATATATTTAAAAGACTACCATACATAACTGTCCCTACATTTGCTATTTCTTCTTTATTAATAAATTTTTTTAATTGTTCTGTTAAATATAATGGTCTCTTTACAGTATTTTTTTGACTATTCAAACTAATTTCATCACTAAATATGTTATCATAATCTGTATCAGGGTTAATTAGACATACTTTAGGATCTAGTGAACATTGTAAAGGATATGCAGCACAGATTGATTCGTCTTCATTAACATCAACTTTTAATATACTATCTAAAGCTTCACCTCTCATTTTTAAACCTGGTACTATGATAGCCTCAACATATTCTAAAAATTTCCCTACAGTCATATAATACTGATATTTTGTATTATTTGCGAATGAAAAATTATTATCACTATCTATATAAACCTGTGCTTTTCCATAACTATAAGCTAAATTATAATATTCTGTTGGGGTATCTTGTTCCCACATTTCTTTATTTAAAAGATCAGTATACAATTTTTGTCCAAATATTGAACTCCCCGCTTGAGAAATTATTGATGAATTTGCTTCATCTACTAAATCCTCTAAATTAATATTAAAACTATTTTTTTTCTGTAGTGTTTCGGCGGTCCCAGTATACCATTTTTCCTGTGTGATATTATCATCACCATAAGCACCTCTAATTTCATCTTTAATAAGACGGGTTGTTAATTGTTGTGCTACAGTATTTACTTTTAATGATTCTATAACATCTCCAACTGATATAAGTTTTAAAGTTATGTTGTAAGTTCCATTAGGGGCAAAATCCCATGAAAAATTAGATACTTTTCCAAAAAACCCATCATAGTTGCCATCATATCTACTTCTTTCTTCTTGGATTAATTTCATCATGCCAAGTTGAGTTAAAGATGAATCTTTAAACCATTCTTTTTCAATTAAAGTATTACCTACTTTTTTGAAAGTGTTATCATTGGCTTTATATTTATCCCAACCCCACTCTAACATCATAGTAAAACCTAATCTTAAATAGAGTAATTCTATTAATTCAAATTGGAATTTATTATATGCGATTATTTCAATTTCAGCACCTCTAAGTGAACCTCTATTTTTAGTATCAATTTTAGCTGATACTAAACCTGGTGCTGGTACCATTCCAAACTCATTTCCACCTAACCCGTATGATGAATCATTCCATATAGATTTAAATGGGTTTATTCCTGATCTGAAATTATATTTATCTTCTTTTAGTTCAGATAAAGTATTAAATAAAATTGATTTTTTTGCTAATTGGACTCCAGTAAATTCTCCTGTATTGCTTAATCCTATATCTCTTAATCTTTGTTCTCCTTCTGATGTGTATACAGAGTCTGTACCTTCTGATGTTTGTAAGTTTGCATTTGATGCTATAGTTATATTTGCTGCATCATTTTTAGAATCTGCATCACCCCCGATTTCTACACTAGATGCTAGTTTTAACCAAGCATTTCTATTGTTAATTATATTTAAATCTTGGTTAGATAAATTATTAGAATTAAGTCCTTTACCTAATAATTTTTGTCTTATTTGGATTTGGTTTTTAACAAACCCTTCAAATTTTTCTCCTACTATATTTGACATAACTAACCATTGTTTAAGTTCTCAAATGAGATTTGAATTGCTCCTATATTTTGTGGTATCCTAATTTGTACCCCTAAAGGTGGGTAATATGAATTTTGAGACAATGAACTATTAGCTATTGAAATAATCCACCATAAAGAAGGATCACCATAATATTGTAAAGCTAATTGATCATATCTATCACCTTGTTCAGCATAAACATACACATCACTAAAATCAAGTGGAATTTCAGGGTATTTTGTTCCTTGATAATATCTAGGACCTGGTGTTTGGTTAGGTTTTCTATTTCTTAATATGTTAGTATCTGAATATCTTCCCATTATTTTTGGATATAATTTATGTTATCGCCTTGACCATCATAATTGTTACCTGTAGCTGCTGCTAAATTAATATAATGTTGCTTACCAAACTTAGTTAATTTACTACCCTTAAAGTTATTATGTTGTACTCTTGGCACAAAATCATGTATTGGTATAAATTCAAACCCAGATACATTAATAATCATAGGTAATTCTTTTACACTTGGATCTGTTTTAATTGCTGTATTAGGACTTGTAGGGTTAATAACTGAAATGTTGTTAGAATCTGGAATTGCTATTTCCCATGGTGATTCCGAAGGAACACTTAATGACAAACCTTTCATTATACCAACTTGCTCTTGAAACCAACCACCTACAGTTAAAGATATTAAATTACCTTGCATATACCCCTGACTTGAATAATCCGGAGCGCATGCTGATGCTAAATAATTTAATTTCTGATGCATTGGTATTAGTTCTTGTTTTGATTGTGCTGCTACTGTCCAAGATAATGAGACTGTTCTGTCAAACCCACTATATCTATAAAAGTTTTCACCTCTACCCATAAATTTTTGAGCATCCCAATCAGATGTAAATGTATCACTAAATCCATCAATTAATGCTCTAAAATGTACATATGTTTTTTGTCCTGATCCATCATTTGCGAATACACCAATTCTAAATTTTACTAAATCATTTTTATCATTATTAGCTGTGACCCCTGATGATTTATATAATGGAAAAGCATTAATTTTATCTACTGCTTTTTTATATGAACTGTTACTTTTAGCACTTTGTCCTGTTATGTCTTGATTTAGTCCTAATTTTCCAATAGTAAAACTTTGTAAATTACCTCTTCTACCAGGATCACCTAAATTTACTCTTGATTCAATTCTATTAAGACTTGTTCCTGTTGTAGCAACACCATTTACTATGCTTGAACTTATGGTTAAGTCTAAACCTTTAGGCATTTGTTGAGATCCATTAGGGGCAACTATTTGAAAATATGGAGTCGGTATTAAATTTGTTTTAGAAGTTGGTTCAAATGCTTCCGTTTGTGCTTGAGTAAGCACTTGTATTGGAATTTCATCTTTTATCCCACTTTTTAATTTATCAGTGTTTGTTTTTAATAAAGTTCCGGCTTCATAAACACTAGGGTCTCTTGCAGTAAAATCAATAATATCCTGAAGCGTCCTTTGAATTAATACAGTTCTGTTTGTAGTCGGTTCGAAAATATTTAAATATCTAGCACTAAGAGTATTTATCAAAGATTTCCCCCCTGTAACAACACTTCTTTCAACAAGTTGGCCTGGATTAAACCTTGTATTTAATAGAGGTAACTTATCATTGTTAATACCTGTCCTTTGGTCTAACAGCATATTAATTGCTGTTTTACCTACTCCTAAAGTTGCATCTGGTCCTCCACTATAAGAGTATAGTAAATTATCATTTGACTTATTATCTATCTTTTTTCTTAAAGATAATAATCTACTTTTAGGTTCTGATGGTACAGAAGATGCTATTGTATTTAAATAAGTAGGTAAACCTAAAGGTGTATTACCATCTTCTGATCCTTTAGTTGTGCCTTTAAATGGGTTTAGTCCTTGTTTATTTAAATGTACTCCTAAAGGAGTAAGTGCAGATTGTGCTAATGTACTTAATGGGGTGTAGATGCCTTGGTTAGGACCTACATCTTTAATAAAACCACCTACAACAGAATTAAGTGTTGGAGATTCATCTGCTTTATATGTAGTATACCCTACATTGGAATTTACATTTGTAAGAGATAATACATTTTGTTTAATAGTAAATAGAACCCCTTGGGTTTGAGTAAACTTTTTAAGTATAAGAGATGTATCTCTTACAACTTGTCTAGGTAATAGATATCCCCCACGTAATAGAAAATCTGGTCCTCCTGTTCGAGAAGCATTTTCTACATCGCTTGGTGGAAATACTTGTGAAGGTCTTTGTGTCCATCCTCCTCCTGGTGTATCGCCTGGAACACTAGAATAGTTTTTACTTTCGTATGCGCTATTTCCTATTAAATCTCTTATTGGCATGTTATCCTGGCATATTATCTACATACTTCACCGGTGGTTGTTGTGGATCCATAGTAGATGGTTGAGGTAATGCTCCATTTCTAGGTCTTACAGCATCTGCATTTGGGTCATTATTTACTGAATAATCCCTATGTAATGTAGATTGTTGAAAGTTAGGTATATTTGGTGTTTGACCATCTAAACCACTTAATTGAGATCCGTTTTGTGTTAATTTGTTTAATAGACTCATAATTGTTTGTTTTATTATAAATATTACATTATTGAATTTCATATAGTCCCACAGGGGATAATGAAGGTTTCTTTTTGTTTTGTGTAACTAAGGTACGTAATAATGCATTTGTTTCTTTATTATCACTACCCATTTGTACTTTTCCTGCTCCTGTTGATACAACATCATCACCTTTACCAAATAAATTTGTACCGGCTACAATTGTATCTTTATTATTCAATGCAATTGCTCCTTCAGGTCCTAACAATGTTCTTTTTCCATATCCTCCAGTTCCATCACCTTCAGATAACATATCATCTCCTTGGATAGAGTTGAAGAACGCCATACCTCCTGCTATTGCAGCTAAAGATGCTGCTACACCAATACCTAAAGTAAGTGTACCATTTAAAAATAAAGCTGCTATACCGGCTGCGGTTAACACTGATACTACTGTTCCCATAACAGAGCCAAATGAGTTGGCCCAATTTATTAAGCTTGTTAAAGGTGTTAAAATAAATGTTACAATACTAAGTATTCCTGTAAATATACCTAATATTGGTTCTATTGCTGCAAATACATCAACTAATATATCTTTTAATTTATCTACTGTTGCATTAAATTCATCTGCAGCTGTTTGTTGTTCTAATTGGGTAGCTAATTCATCTTTACCCAATGCTCTTAATTCCTTAGCTGTTTTTCCTTGAATATCTTGTTGGAATAAAATATCGGCTAATTGATCAGCTTGCATACCCATTGCTGCTGCTAGGGCTTCTTGTTGAATAACATTCATAGCAGAGAATTCTTCGAAATCTCCTGCTTGTTCTTTTAATTCTTTTCCTAAAGTAGCTAAATCACCATTTAAGGCAGCTTGTCTTGCTTTTTCTAAATTAATATCTTTGTTTAATAATAATTCAGCTTGTAATTCATTAGCAATTGATGTTTCAAAATCTAACATTGCTGCTCCCGCCCCTGCTACATCATCTAAAGACCCACCTAATAATTTAGCTTGAGTAACAGCTTCTATCATTGCTTCAGTACTTGCTCCTAATTGAGCTCTCATAACACCTGATATTGCTGCTGTTTCTTCTAATAATTTTCTTAAATCAAACTGAACACCTTCTTGAACTTGCATTTCATGACTAACAAGTAAAGCACTTTTATATTGATCATCTAAATCTCCACCAGTTGAGGCAGCTAACATAGCTAAACTACCTGCTGCTTCAGCTTGTAATCCTACTTGTTCTGTTAATTTAGTTGTAATCGCTAATGTTTCAGCCGATAAACCTGATATGAACCCAAACTGCTCTGTTATAGCTTGGTATGTTGCTAATATTTTAGATGTAGTAACATTTATGTTTTGCGATTCCATCGCTGCCTCAGAAAGTTCTGTTCTAAATAAAATAGCTTCTCTGTTAGTCATTAACAGAGTTTTTTGCATGTAGGTAGCTTGTTGATTTGCTTCCATTAATGCATCTGTGAAAAATTTAAATATTAAAGCTACTTTAGCTAATTGACTTATTCCCTCTGTAAGGGCCTTAAACCCTTCAGTTAGGGGACTAAGAACATCTTCAGGCAATGCCCCTGTATTTAAATCATCCATACTAAGACCTTCGCTAGCTAATGACATTTCTTCATCTTCCCCTGCATCTATTAATTCTTGGGCTCTAGCTAATCTTTCATTATGTTCTATGTTAGCAGCAAGTTTTTCTTGAATTTGTTGTTTATTCATACCCTTAAACATCTGCTGGTTGATTTTAGCTGTGTTTTGTGCGGCTGTGGCTGCTGCTTCAAAGGGACCTGAAAGGCCTGATAACCCGGGGATAGACTTTACTATATCTGATAGGACTGTAAAACCTGCTACACCCTTATTACTCATAATGGCATCTTGTTCTTTCCTAATATCTTTTATTTTTTCTAAAAATATAGTAGATTGTGTAATACCATCTTGGTTTGCTTTAAACTCTTCAGATTGTTTATCTAGCCCATCTGACGCTATTTTAAGTCTCATTAAATCTTGTTTAATCCTTTTTTCAGTAGAATCAATATCTTTTTGACTTACTAAACTAATGTCATTATATTTAGAAGCTAAATTACTAGCTAAAGTATTTAAACTTCTAAGTGAAGATTTTGTGTTACTTAAAGCAACATCTGTTTTAGTTATATCCTGTAAATTACCAGCAAATATCCCTGCTAGAGTAGATAAGTCATTTCCTAGGTCACTTACTTGAACTTTTAAACCCTTTAAAAATGTCTGTGCATCTTTCATATCAGATGCCTCAAATATCTTAAAGTTCCTAGTTTTACCTAGCTCCCTTTGAAGTTGTTTGATTTCTTGATTTAATTTTTTAATTTCATCTGATGCTGCCATTCAAAGTAATGTTTATTATAAATATTATTACTTATAACCTGTTTTACCCTTATATTGTTTACTTGATTCAGCAAATGCGGGCACATTAACTTTTCCGTCTTTATCTACCAATGTTGATTGTCCTTTACCCTTAGTAGCGGCATCATTTGATTTTTTTTCTTCAGCGTAAAAATCTTGGATTTCCTTAAATGTAAATTTTCTTAGCCATATTGGCATATTATATATTGTATAATAGTCGTAAGCTCCTTTACTATGAAATATGATTGAATGTAAACTTTTAAAGAGGTTCATTCTTACCTCTGGGGCATTATCCAGCGTCAGGCCAAAAAAAGCTAATCCCTATTGGGATTTTTACCTCCTCTCCTCTGTCAGTGCTAATTGTTAAATCAACATCTGGCTGAGTATCTCTAACGTGATCTCTAAATGTTCTTGAATCTATAGCTAAAAATTGATTATCTACAAAACTTCTAACCTCTTTTTTATCTGATTCACCATTAATGGATACAATCATATATTTTAATCTTGTTGTTAAATCAAATGATCCTTCTTTATTTAACTTTTTTAACCCAGCAATTTCTTTTTGAATTTGTTTATCGTCTTTACCAGTTAGGATTTTATAAGTAATAACATCTCCTGTTCTTTCAATTTTATAAGTAAATTCATTTTTACCTGGTTCTATGTCTGATATATCAAATGGTTTGTTTTCTATTTCAGTTAAATCCGCAATATGCGTTTGACCATTAGATCTAAACTCATATTTTTTACCATATCCTAAAATACGTGTAGCAATTAATAATGCATTTTTATCACCTACAATAATATCATCTATATTAATGTCTTTACTTACAATTACAGACTCTAATAATTTATCTAATACTGTACCTTTTTGAATATATGATTGGTTAGTTAAAATATCTTCTTCTTTAGCAGTCATATATTTTATTTCTACTTTACCACTAGATAGGGGGTTGTCTTTTGGATATACTAAGCCCTTTGAAGGTAAATCAATTTCTTCAGTTGGGAATTTAAATTCACTCATATAATCTTTATTTAGTTTGTAACGTGTTTCTAGTTATACATATCAATATAAAAAAAAGCCTGACCGAAGCCAAGCTATTTTTAAAAATATGTGTGAATTTTCTTAGAAATTTAAAATACAGTAATCTGGTTGTACTTCTAATGCAATTTCTTGAGCTGCATTTTCAGTATCCCAATTAAAATCTCCGAAGTTAGCAGATGTAATTAATGCTCCTTTAATAATCCATTCAGATACTATGTCACCTACTGGTCCTAGTACATCTAATGTTAGATCTTTTTTATAGAAATCACTATATCCATCTCTACCTGTTACTGATTCGTGATGTAATCTTACCCATTCCATTACTGCTTGCGCACCTGATGGAGTAATTGGGTCAAACAACGTCATTGAAATTGGAGCCCATGTAGATTTACCTTTAACAAATCGTTGAACGTTAATATGATTTAAAGCTACTGTACCTTGGTTTAATGTTACAGCTCCCATACCTTTAATTTGGTAAGATGGAATCCCATCTACATAAAGAATAAATCTATTCTTTTGTTTTGGCTCAAATGCTGTAAAAAATATTTCGTTTGGGTCTAATACTGCCATTTTATTATTTTATTTTATTATAAATATTCCGTTTTTTAGTTTTTATGATGGAAATGTTGCTCCTGTTGGTAGAACATTGAAATCCAAGATTATAAATTCAGCTGTTTTAGTTGGTTGTAAATAAATTTGACCTACTAACTCATTTCTATCAATAACATCTGGTGTGTTATTTGTAGCATCCATTACTACTTTAAATGAATACAATCCTTGTCTTTGTTGTACTGATTCTAAATATGGATTAACTTGTGCTAGGAAACTATTTCTAGTACTTATTGTGTTTTGTTCAAATACTAAATTATCTGATACTTGTACAATATAATCTTTAAGTGCTATTAATAATCTACGTACATTTACTCTATCTAGAGCACTTGCTCTTTTCTGTAATGTTTTTTGTCCAAATACTACTGTTCCACTTCCTGGGAAAGTTGCAATTGGGTTAACATTTGCTTCATATAATGTATCTCTATTTCCTGATGTTAATTTTCTTTCAGCTCTTATTACATTTCCTAAAGCTCCTCTAATTAGACCTGCTGGTGCAAACCATGGGTCAGATGATGCGTCTGTAAACGCATATACGCCTGGTATAAACACGGACGCTGGGCTCCACACAGATTGTGCGGTATTAGGATCAATCGATTGTAACCACGGCCAATACGTAGCTGCATAACTTGAATCAAATGCACCTGCTTGTGTAGTTACTGTATTAATTGTTGAATTGTAAGGTACTAAATCAACTACTGCCATACAATCAGTTCTTCCTTGTGCTAAATTAACCATTTGGTTAACTTGTGAAGCATGTAAAGAATGTATTAAACCTGGAGCTGATATTACATTAAATTGGTAATCATCTGCATTTGTTAATAGGTTTAAAGATTGTGTATAGTCGTTAGCACTAATACCTTGTATGTTATTTGCATCAATATTTTCGTTAAATTTAGCATCATTGTTTTCAATGTTTACTCCGTTTCCTCCTTGGAATGAACCTGAACCTACAATTGGTAGGCTACTAAAGAATGAAGATTTTGCTGCTCCATTATTATCAAAATATTGTGGTGTAGGAGTTAATACACTTGAAACTCTTACATAAGCACTTCTGTTAGGATAGTTACCATTTGTTTTAACATAGTAATCTGATCCATCTTGTTCTACTGTATAGTAGGTATCTCCAATTGCTCTAGCTACATAGTTAGGAGCTGTTGGATCCATTGATAAGTTATTATAAGACTCTAATATTGCTTTTTGATTAGATACATCATTTCCTCTTCTAATAAATAAAGCGAATTGTCCAGATGCTGTGTTTTGTGATGGAATTTCCCATCTTAAATTATCTGCTGTACCTAATGATAGTGCTCCATTAGCTAAGTCCCCAGTAGATGAATAATTATTCATTATTGCACCTTCTGATAAAGTAGATAATACAAAAGCATTTCCATTTATAATATTAGCAGCTGTTAATGTTATTGCTAAATTTACAGTACCACCTATTACACCTGATGCTATTTCTAATGAATCACCTGCTACATATCCTGTACCTGCTGTAAATTTAATACTAGTTACAGCATTTCCTGCTATTACTAGAACTGCTGCTGCAGTTGAAGCACCACTTCCCCCAGTAATTGATCCTGCAGGGACTGTTAAGCTTGAATTGTTAGTTGCATCTGTACTATTAGTTGTAATTGAACCGCTTGCGTTAAAAGTTGTGTTTAAAACACCACTTGCTACTGCTGCATTTTGGATGCTTGAAGAAGCTTCACTAAATGATCCAGTTACTACTCTAGTAACTAGTAATGATTCACCACCTTGTTCAAAATAGTTTTGTGCTGCTGTTGAGTTTAAATATGTGTAGTATTGACTGCCACTTTCTACTGTGCCACCAAAAATAGCTTGATATTGTGAAAATGATGAAACTGCAGTTGGAATACCTACAGGTCCCATAACTGCTGGTCCAACAATTGCCGCACCATAAGTTACGGGTCTTGAACCAATAAAAGATTGATCATTTTCTCTTGCTAATACACCGGGAGATATTAATGTTTCTGCCATTGTCTTATATTATATTTAATATTGTTTTGTTATAAATATTGGAAACTATTTCAAAAATCTATTCTACTGCAGTAAATTCTCCAGTTTCTAGGTCTATGTTACCATCACCATATTTTTCTGTTAAATCTTTAGCATTTACTTTTTGCTCTTTTGAAAGATTTTCGAAATCATTTCTTAAATTTTTTCTTCTTTCTTTTAAACTTTCTATGCTTATTTCTAAAGCATTAATGTCTAAATCTAAAATTCCTAAGTTAAATACGATTTCGTTATTTTTACTTTGGATATCTTTTAGTTTTGTAATTTCTTCTTCTTGTAACTTAATTATTGACATAATTTTTTATTTTATTATAAATATTAATAAATTGATTAAAATTAATCTCTTTTTCTACCATCCCATGTTGGATTCCAAATAACATCACTATCTTGAAGATTACTAATAGCTTCAGTAGTAATTGTAACTTTTGCCTTAGAATTATACTTCTTAGTAGAATTTAAATCCTTTTGAATAGTATCTGGGATTAAATATCCACGTAATCTAATATTAAATGTTCCAGTAACCAACCTATCTTTATTAACTGTTAATTCAGTTGCTGTGTTAAAACTATCAATAAATGATCTAAACATATATCTTTCAGGATTACCCCAGTAAGCATCTGATGCGTATTCACATGATTCTACAATTTTATTTAATTGTTCCATGTAATATGTTTGTATAAGGCAGCTATATTCTAATGTTACATAATCAGGTTGCGCTACAACATGAAAAGTATCAACTGGTCTTCTATTATTTAAGGTACCAAAATTACTATAGAAATTTTTACTGCTAAATTGTTTTGAAAATACACCATATAAATTAGGCATATTAGCATCTAATTTATTTGCTACTGTTCTGTCTTTTGTTATTGTGTCTCTTTTAATTACAATAATAGGCAACATAATAGCACCTTTTTTATCTCTATAATACCCATCACGTTGAAATGATTTCCATCTTTCAGGAGCACCATATATTACTGGTACTTCCCTACGTTGACCATTTTGTAATACAAAAGGTTTAATTTTATTTTCAAAATAATAAAACACAGCTTCATCTATATCTTTAACACCTACTGAGAATTGTTTAGTATCATCATCTTTAAAACTCATTTGTGATGATCTATTATGTTGTATACCTGTTTCGTTATAATTTGGGTTATTAGGTATAACAGCATCATTAGGGTTTCCTACTCTACCACGGTTTTCTATCCCACTAAAAGCATCGTGTTTTTTTTCGCTTAAAGTTAATTGTGACTTTGGTATTGGTTTTCTTGGTTTTGCCATTAGAATCTTTCTTGATATGGTGAAATAGCTACTTTATCAGCAGGTATGTAATATGTAGAAACTAAAATTGATATGTTATTACCAAACTCTTCTAGTCCTGGATTTAGTGGATTTAATTGTCCATCAGAATCATTATTAGGATAATCTGGATTTTTACCTCCCCAATATTGGTTAGCTACTGTGCTTTGCACTCCGTAATATCCTTCTTCATATAATATAATATCTCCTACTCTTGGAACAACATCTTTTTCTACTAAATCATCTCTTAAAAAATAAAATTCAATAGGTTGATTAAATTGTATACCTTCTATATTTTCACCATATTCTTGGTTTGATCTATTTATTAAAGTATTAAATAAGAAAGGACCATTATAATATTTTTCCTCTGCTGCTTCTCCATAAATGTTAACTTTTGTTTGTTCTAGTTGAAACTGATAGATTGCAGCTTGTTGGGTTATTACATTACCCATTACTTCTCTATTTAAGTGTCTCATAAGGGACCAGTCCCTTTGTCTAGTAAACATTGCCATATTATGCTATATATATTGTGTAGGGCACTTGTTGTAACTCAACCATCTTGGATTCAGCTTCAGATGCTCTTCTATTTAATAATGCTTGTCTCGATGTTTCATCAAGATATGTTCTTAATCTTTCTATTAATGCTGTTTTTTCTGCTGTTGCTGCTGAAATTAAATCACCTTGATTTAGATTAACTTCGGCATTCGGTATAGGTATACTACTATATTTACCTCTTACATACCCTAACATTTCTTTACATAAAGCTAATGAATATTCAAAAATCCAACTTCTACCTACTGAGTTGATTTGATTATAATCAGGGTTAGCATATGGGGTATTTGATACATTTGTTACTCTATCATTCATTAATTGTATTGAACTAGAAACTCTTTCATCTCTTAAAATATACTCAAACCATACTTTACCAGCTGAGCATATTTCATTTAAATCCGTTTGTTGAACTTTAAATACAGCATCTCCAGATACTCCTGAAAATCCTAATGATGTTAAAGTTGCTTGATCTACTGTTATTAAATCATTTACTACATAACCACTACCTGTAGTTATTACTGTTATTTCTGTAATTACTGAGCCATTCCCCGTAATTGTTCCTGTTGCTCCACTACCTGATACTGCTGTTAATGCCGTAGCAGCTGAAGTTTGTGCTATACTAGCATTAGGTACTGTTGTAGCTGGGATTTTATCTCCTATGATTAAAGAATTTCCTAAAACTATTGAATTTGAATCGTTTCCAGCATTAAATTCTGGGATTGGGAATATTCTTAACTTGTCATTTTTAATTTCAAATGAATAATTAGACATTCTAACCATTTCATTCATTTCTATTTGTTGTATTACTTGTAAGTCATAATTTAAAGGGGCCATTAAATAACCCATTCCTTGACCAAACCCTCCAAATCCAACAATACCAGCTGCTACTGCTCCTCCAAATCCAAACCCGTTGTAAGGATCTAAATATCTTGCTGATGCTGGGAATGGTGGTTGATAAAATACTCTTTTTACTTCTAAACCTAACATATATTGTGAACCAGTATACCCACTAGCTGTCATAAAAGTTGAGAATGAATAATCTTGTATACTTGAAGTTAAATCAAATGAACCTGAGTACCAAGGAACATTTCCTCCTGAACCTGCTTCTGCACCATATTGTTCTGTTAGTCTTACTATAGGCTCAAAACTTGGTGTTATAAGCGAATGGTTTAAATCACTACCAGTGGACGATCCCTCTAAAGATAATTGATTATCTCGTATTTTATACGCGTAAATTTCATTACCATATGTTGTTACAGCCTCTTCAAAAGCAGTAAATATAGAAGAAGATTGTAATTCAATATCTGTTAGTGGGTATCCTAACCTAGAAGCAACAAATTTTGCTACTTTTACTGCATCACTTTTAAATTCTGCATCTGCATTATAAAACCCGAAAGGGACTGCGTCATCATTCCAGATTGGGCAACCATCATAAATTGGTACATTCATAATTAGTATTTTGTTATAAATATGAAATATATTTTTATTATTATAAATATGAAAAAAAAGCCCCGCTAATGCGGGGCTTAATTTTTGATCTAAATTAATCTATGATTATAGAGTGTTTAAACCGTTTACTTCGATAGTACCATAAAATTCTGGTCTAACCATCTTCTTAGCATAACGAGTTAATAGACCTTTTCTTGGTGTGAAAGTGTCTGGATCGTATACTAGTGGAGTCATGATTAACGGAATATATGGAGCGAATACAGCACCACTTTCAAGGAACTGAGAACCTCTAAATCCTAAAAGGATTTTGTTTTCAGTCATGTAAGGGTTTTTGTAAACTTTATATCTACCATTGATTGAACCAACTTTTTGTACACCAAATGCGTAGCTTGCTTTAGCAGCATCGCCATCTGAATCAGCAGCAAATCCTGGAATACTTTCTAAGATTGTACCTACTGTTGGAGAACATACTAGGAAGTTTGCACCACCTCTTAATGTTTTCTGGTGTATAATGTTACTCAATTTTTGGATTTTAGTTCCTAATGTTTGGAACCATTGTCCTTGAGAGTTGTAGAAATTTAAATCACTTGTAGCTCCTGAAGAGTGTACAATTGATCTGTTGTTAACAGCTGACCATACTTCTGTTCCAGCAGCAGCGTCTTCAATTAACATACTTAAGATTTCTAAATCGATCTCTAGTGAAATATATTCACTTAAGATTGAAGTTAATTCAGCTTCAGCATCTAATGCATGGTATGCATTTAAATCCTGTGCGAATTCTGGAGTCCATACAGCTTTAAGTTTTCTAGTTTTAGCAACTATTGCAGATGATTTCATCTGAATGTTGATTTCTGGAATAACTTGGTCTGGACAACATCCTGCTGCATCACCTGATCCGCTTTCGTTGTTGTAAGCGTTAGGTACTGCATTTCCAGCTTCAAAGTCACCTCTGTACTTATCAGTTGGTTGGATTTGGTATACTACAGATACTGGGTCTCCAGCAGCAATTTCAGTAGCTCCATTTACTAATGAAGAAGAAGCTACGATGAAATATACGTGTCCTTCACCTTCGTATCTTGTAAATGCTGAAAGTTGTTTTCCTGCAGATCCTGTTATAGTTAAATTCAAGTTATCACTTGCTGGGTTAGCTTGTGAACCTGAAAATAATTGGAATCCTTGAACTCCTTTAAAGTCTGCAAATGCTAATGATGCTGTTGGTACACCTACTTTTACGTATACGTTATCAGCAGCAATTGAAGCAGAATAATCTGAATCATAATCCATATCTTTCCAAGTAGCGTTTGCTACTGTAGTTGTTCCAGACATAGATTGTGAATTTTGGACAGAATATCCAAATCTACCTGCACCATAAAGTCCACCTTGGTTTGTGTTACCAAATGGAGCAGTATTTGCTGTAGTGTTACCATATAAAGAGTCTCCTGCTTTAAATGGTGTTTTGTCGTTTCCATATTGGAAATCTAGGAAAAATACTAGACCAGAAGGTAAGTTCATTGGTTGAACGCTAACAAATTCTTTTGCTGCGATTTGTCCAAATACTTTTCTTACTAATGGTAAAGCAACTCCTGCCCACTGTCCACCAATGTTGGTAGCAGTTTGGCTTTGGAAAGTTCCTGAAGAGGCTGAACCTCCACCAGTTGAACTTTGCTCAACAACAAGTTGTTTAGCTTGGTTTTCAAGAATGATACCCATATTGTTTTTGTGGGAACCATCTAAACCTTCTAACAAACCTGTCTTTTCCCACTTACCAGCTAATTTAGCTGCATCAGACTGTAAAGACTGATATGGGTTAGCGCTTTCTAAAAGAGAATTTAAGCTCATAATAAATAGTTTTAAGTTTTGTTAATAATTATTTTTAAATTAAACCGGCTAGCTTACGCATACGGTTATAAACATCATTTGACTCAATGATTGGTTGTTTTGCTACTTTTGGTTCTAAACCACTAGCTTTTGAAGCTGAACCCTTTTTGATTGACTCATTAATAGGAGATTTATCTAATAAACCTTCTGATAATGTTTCAAAAATTGTTTTTGCTTGCATTACATCCTTCGCTTTGTCAAATGCTTTTAATACCTTAACCTTTTTACCTTCAGTTAAGTTTTTTGCCTTGAAAATTTTGTTAGTGTAAAGTAACTTAGCATTTAAAAGGTTAACTTCATTTAATTCAACTTTAAGCGCTTGAATTTCTTCCATTGCTTCTTTGAATCTCATTTTTTCAGTTTCTTTTTCGATTTTAGAGTCATCTTTGTCTCCATCCTCGTTTCCGACACCTTTTTCACCTTTTACTCGAGATTTTCTTTCGTCAATCTCTTCTTTAGCTTCGTCTACTTTTTCACTTTCATCCATTTCATCTTTTTTGGCTTCGTCGATTTCTACGTCTACGTCTACATCCTCAACATCTTCAATTTCAATTGAGTCTTCAACTTCAACTTCGTCTTCTACGAATTCATCGCCCGGTTCAATTTCTCCGTCAGCGACCATGTCTTTAATGACATCCTCGATAAATCCTTTAAGGTCGTCTTCTGACATATCTTCAAGGTCAATATCCTCGTCTTCCATGTCTTCTTTTTCGTCCTTCATTCCATCTTCGTAGCCTTCTTCTTCAGCGTCAGTTCTTTCATCTTCTTTGATGTCGTCCTTGTCGTCGTCCTTTTTTGCTTCGTCAATGTCTTTAGAATCTTCAAGTTCAGCTAATAATTCATCCAGATTAATTTCCTCGTCTACTTCATCTTCTTGAACCGTTGATTGTCCCACTTTACGTGGAGCTAGGTCTTTTAAAGAATCACCAGCAGGTGAATTTTTTCTTTCAAAACTAGGAGCATCCATTTCTTCAACTTCCTCTTTTTCTTCTTTTACTTCATCATCTTTTTTATCCATTTCATCTAACTTTGCAGCTAGCATAGATTTAAGATGTGGAGTGAAAGCTTCTTCAAGAGCAAGTTTAGCGTTCGCGATTGCAGTGTCCTTAACGGCTCTAGCATCGGCGATTGCTTCAGTTAGCAAATCTCTGTTTGTTGCCATAATCCCAAAATTTAGTTTGTGAAATACGATTATTAAGAATCGTAATAAGTATTATTAATTATCTAACACCATATAAAGATACTCATGGTGTATTATGCTTATACGTATATGTAAATTATCTAAAAATTAAAAAACAGGGCAAGAGCCTTTAGAGCAAAGTATTTCAGTAACTATTTGGTTAACTTTAGTATAATCATAATTAACCATTTCTTTGCCTTCTTTAATTGTATGCATGTAAGAACCTGGGTTTGATGGTGTTGAAACAAAATCCCAACATAATAATTCAAAGTCATCTTGTACTTCCATTACTCCACCTCGTTGTTCTAGTGAACCCATTCCTCTTGATGATACACCTACTGTAACACCATGACTAATTAATTCTTTAAGTATATTTCCTGAAGGTGTAGGTAAAATTTCTATTTTACCCATTACGTTATCTCCATCCCACCAAAATTCAGATATTAAGTGAGATACATTCTTTAAGTTTACTACTGAAGATTCAGGGTGATCTAGTTCTCCCATTGAACGTCTTTGTTCAATTAGTTCAGCGTATTTATCCATTTCTCTATTCCATAGATCTTTTGAATAATATCTACCATTACCATTTTTAACTTCAGCTGTTGCTAATACACCTTCAACTAGTAAATTACCAGCCTCAGAAATATTTTCTGTTAATTGTTTAGGTGACGCTTTAAATGCGTGCGTTTCAATTAGTAATGTCTTCATATAATAACTAAATTATGATCTATAGTTTCCTACGTGTTTAGCATTTATTGCACCAGCAATTTTTTCAGCGTCTTCTCTTGATTTACCTTGATCCATAATATCATCAACTACACTATCAAATGATTCATCTACTTCTTCAGTTTCGTCTACCATTTCTTTTTTAGAATATTTTTTACCACAAGATTTTTCATAGATTTTTTCCATTTTCAATTTCTTTCTTTCTAAATCTTTGATTTCTCTCTGCATTTGCTTCATCTTAGATTTATCAATTAATTCTTTAAGATTATCATCTTCATTAATTGAATTTACTCTATCTACTTTTTCTTGGATATGATCATGTAAAAAGTCTAATTGTGCTTCTAATTTTACTGCTTCAGCTTCTTTTCCTATTTCAGCTAATTTACTATCAATTGATTCTTTTTTTACTTTTTTATTTTTTTCTTTATCTTTAGCTGCTTTAGCCATTGGTTCTTTTGTATCTCCATCTCCATCGATATCTGGGTAATCAGGTCTTGCTTCTTCATCC